CAAAAACACAAACTCCGACATGGGCATAGAGAGGAGCGTGTTAGGCTCCTTCCCATATGTAGCGCAGTACCGAGCAATGAAGCCCCCGTAGGGGCTGTCAATTACTTTTTTGCTTCGGCTTCGCTCTCATCGGCTCGGATATCGTGATGCTTGGAAACCGCTTCATATAGATCCGCGAAGTTTGCTGCGTCCATTTGCAACAGCCGCTCGGCGCCGTACAGCTGCTGACCGCTTGCGTTGCACACTACATTAGCTACTAGATACGCGCGTTTGTATCCGACGATACGCTCATAGTTGGCAGTGCCTACCGTGCCACCTTCTTTCGTAACATCCAACTCGGACATGCCAATACTGGCATACGTGGCTGCTTGCCCTGCGGTTAAATCTCGCGCGTAAAACTCTACGCCGTTTGCCGACTTCAAAAGCTTCGGCTTACTGGCCTGGTAGGCTTGGTCTAGGTTGTGTTCGCTAAGTAGCATTGGGCTGTTATCCTTGTAAGGTTACGACGGCTGCCGCGCCTTTATGTGCGACGCTTGTAGCAGATTTTTTAGTTGCTTGTGCAGAATATCGAACGATACTTTGCTGTTCGATCACTTCGGAATACGCGGTAGGTAACTCAATTTCAAATTCGTAGTACGTGAACGCTGTTGGCGTTGTTGGCAATGTCCACCCGAGCACGCCGCCAACGTTTGTAGGCAGCGTAGGAGCTGCCTGCGTGCCGTCTGCCGCTGCGATAAACACGCGCGCGGACTGGCCTTTAGCACCGAGCAGCTTTGTGATTGCAGTCATGTTTGCAACTACAGACGGATCAGGCACTAGCTCAAAATTAAACGTACCCGGATCAGTGCCAGTCGTTAGGTTGTTAACAACCACGTCGTTCAGCACCGTGCCGTCTGTAGATGTCGTCGTCGCGCCGCTGAATGCGGGTGACTTAAACGCGGGTGATGCGTCAACAATCTCAGCAGTCGAAACGGTTAGCGGTAGCAGCATCCAAACCTTCGCGCCGCCTGTGCGTACACCAGTTTTAATCGCGCCCATTTTGTTAACTCCTTAATTAAATTTCAGATACGAGGGTAACGTCAGCCGTGGCGAGCCAAAGCTTATCTTCCGTGTTATATATCACGACCGTTGCGCTAGCTATATCAACGCCTGCTGAACATAGAACGCCCAACGCTGCCGACACGCGAGCATGTGCCGCACCATAGGTGCGATCAAACGCGCTCAGCTGCACGTCGCGCTGCGACACTTGATCTGCCAATGACGTGCCGCTTACGTCAGACAGCCGCAGGTAGTTTGTAGCGTCCGTTTCTTCAGCGTCATAGACGCGCGCTTCTATGCCTTGCGCAGCTAGTAAGCTAGCTACTATCTCAATTCCGTGACGTTGCATTATCTCCGCACCTTTGGCGCTTTCTTCGATACGCGTTCGACGCCTTTCTTAAACGCGTTCGTAAACTCGACCGTTATACCGGCTACGTTGTCTGCTAGCGCAGGACGCATGAAAGGTTGTGCAGGCTGCTTGGCCGTCCCGAACTCAACAAAGCTCCAATAAAACGCGCCTCTCTGGTCATCTCGCTTCCGTCCGGGTCGAACCCCGACTATCTGCTCAATTTTGCCGCGTTCCCGCGTCCGCTGCTTGCGCGAAAAAATAGCGCCTTTGAGCCGCCCTGTAGCCTCAGGCGCTAGCGCGATAGCCGTGTCGCGAACTTTGTTAGCCGCCTTCCGTAAAGCCGCAGGCGCTACGTTAAATTTTGCGTCACTGTCCATAGCTGCGAGCGTGCGCGCGAACGCAGCCAGCCCTAAAAACTCTCCGCTAAACGCTGCCACGTTTCAGCTCCTCGCATTCTATGCGGACTGTGCTAGCGTCAATAGATCGGTCAGTGGTGACTAGGCGGTAGTCACGTGGCACATCGCGTTGCAAGCGAAACCGAATACGCGCAGATGCGTTAATCCAGTTAGCTCGCGGTATGTCGCGACACCGCAGCTCTACTAGATTAGCGTTAGCTACCGCACCATTCGCATCAAACACGCGGCCATTGATCCGGCGGTAATCCGCATCGAAACGCGCCACCACGCGAAAACCTGAAGCCGCGCGCTCGTACCCATTGTCAGTGACTAGCGGCTCCAGCAGCTCACACTGCACGCGCATTACAGCCACCCCCCGATGCCAACGTAATTTCTATGCGCTTGCATCTGCTGAGCGATAGACTCCGGCACTGTAGGGCTGCCAATAGTCGTTGCGCCTTGCTCACGCCCCGAACGACGGTCATAGTAAAACACGCCGAGCTGTAAGATAGCTAACCACAAGCCGGGCGCTTGCGCTTGCATAACAATCTTGTCCGCGCCTGCCTCAAATTCCACCCGGTCAAAGCCGCTCGCAGACTCTACTAGATAGCCGTCGAACGTATATGATACAGGCGCAGCGGCGAGGGAAACCTCGCGAATAGTTGGTAAGGCTCCGTAGCATCGTAGCTGCGAAGCGATGTCAGGGATCTTGTAGCTAGTGACTGCGTCAGTAGCCCGCGCTACGTATAGCACGCGCCGTAGCAGTCTGTTTGTTCGCTGCTCAGCATAGCCGCGCGCACCTCTGACGAATAGATCTAGCTGTCCGTCATGGTCAGCGCGAAAAACCTGCGCATGCGCCCGCAAATCGCTTGCAGACACATCGCGCAGGTTACTAACTATCGCCGTGTGCATTACACCGTTGGGAACACGGTAGGCAATGTCAGTTTTCGGAACGCCGTAGCGCGCATCGTCATTAAGCCGCCGCGCATCTCGCACAGCGTAGTGACTAAGTTTTCCGTGAAGTTGTTTGCGTGCTCATACGATAGACGAATGCTGATGTCATCGCGAACAAAGAACTGTGCGCCACCGCTGAAACTGCCGACTAAAACTTGATTAGCTGTTAGCGACTTGCTAACGAGGATCGGTAGCCCCCACGGGGTTACGTTGCCCGGCACCATCGCACCGCCGCCGATATAGGTGCCGTCAGCGGTTTTAGCTAGGCGCAAGCGCCATAACGTAGCGGGGTTCATGACAAGCATATCGACAGGAAACTCATCAACTACGCTATTTTCCTGTGCGCTGATAGCGTCGCCGATCACGTCATACACGTTCGCCAAACCTGCACTAATAGTATGTGTAGCTGCGAGTGTCACAAGCCCTGCGTTAGCTGTTGCGCTTGCTGTCTGCGTTAACGCCATTGTCTCGGCACGCCGCTTCAACCCCTGCACTAAACGCGCTTCGATCATCTGATGAATTTCTGGCACGTCTCTAAACATCTGCAACGACTCAGACGTGTGATGCGCGATAGTCTGCATATGACAAATCTGTGGTGTGATAACAACACTAGATTCGGGCTTAGCCGCGCCCTGCGCTACTGTAGCCGCTGCGTTAGTCCAAACCTCAGTTCGATAGTTGATGCTGTTCGCTGTTGTGCTAAGCGCACGCGAAAGGAGGTAGTCTGCGAAATTCGTAATGAAAGGCGATACGCCAACGACGCCCGCGTTGGCCGGTGTCGAGATACTAGTGTCCGCGTTAGCTGCGGGGTCTAGCAACGCTTTGCGAACGTCAACCGTGCGTTCGTCAAAACCTGATTGCTTCTCTTGCGCTTTGCGAATGTAGTCAGCAGCGTTACCAAGTAGCGATGCACGCGCAGGCGTTTCCGCGCCTTGCGCACCTCGCGCAAGTTGCGTTGCAAGATCTGACTTAAGCACAGCCAATTTTTCGTTAGTCGCCTTCAATTCGTCCGCAGAGGCCAAGCCCGCAACTGCCTTTTTGATCTCTTCAGTAAGCGCCGCGCCGCGCGCTTCAAAAGCCTTGCCTAAGCCACCTAAGGCTTTCTTAAGCTCGGGGTTGTCAGTAGCGCCGGTTAATTCTTCAACTAGATTAGACACGTTGTCCATTTGTTAGTTTCCTTGTAAAAGTTTAGTTAGGTAGTTGATCGCATCAACATCGCTTTGCGTACGCACCGCTTCGTTTTTTCGCAGCAACTGCGCGCCTTTGTTCGCGGGCCGCGTGGTCAGCGATATCTCAAATAGTGCGATGTTGGTCAGATATCCGCCGCCTTTCTTAGTGCGCACAATCTCGCCTTTAGCGTCGCGCTCATATTCTGCATACGCGCCGATACTCAGCCCTTGCACTGTGCCGTGCATCACAGCTAGCCGCGCGTCTTCCGCTTTCGTAAGGCCCTTAGTAAACTCTAGCGATACCGTTAAATGCTTCTTGTCGAATCGTAGCGCGGAGAACTTGCCGATGGGAATCTCATACGACGCATGCTCATAAAACGCGGGTAGATATTCCGGGAGTTCCGCGAAGCTGGCTGCGCTGCGAATGATATCGCCGTGTGAGTCTATGATTCCGAACTCAGACGCGATGCCTTTAACTACGTAGCCGTCATCCTCGCCTTCGCCTTCGCTTTTAACGACGCGCGCAAAGTCACAGCTGAGTTTAATTAGGTTCGTCATAAGGTGCTATGTACCCGATAACTGAGCGCTTGTCATCGATCCGATGCGCGCGAGCGCTGTATTAATCAAAAGTTCATCTCCGCCTTCGACAGGCGGCAGCCCTAACACTGCGCGAGCCTCGTTCGGTTTGCGTATGCCTCCTTGCACAGACACGCTCAGCCCCTCAGCCAGTGTTTTAGAATCTGTGAATCTGCCAGGCTCGCTTACTAGCTCCATACGATACCCGCCTGCGCGCTCTTCCCGCGTCATGAGCTGAGTCTCGAACGCGGCTTCTATAGCCGACGCCATCGGCGAAATAGTCTGCTCTAAGAACGCTAGCATCATCTGTTCTAATGAGCTGCCTAACGTTGTTGTTTGACTCGCTTCAAAAACTAGGAAGGGCGGCACGCCGGTAAAGCGGCAAATCTCTTGCACTAAGAATCGGCGCGTTTCAACTAGCTGCATATCCTCCGCGCTGTTTTCTAGCTGTGTATATTTAGCAAACGCCTCCAACATCATGACGCGTTTGCGCGAGCGGTCGTTGATAAAGTTCGCTCGAACTTGCTCATATTGATCTTCTTGCAACGGCTGCTCAATCTGCAAAATGCCGTGCGGTATGCCGCCATCTCTGAAGTTTTCGTACGACAGCCGACCAGCTTCTAGTGCCTCGCAGATAGCGCCGTTTGCAAAGGTCGATAGATCGAAACCCGCAAGCCCGCTGCCGTAATGTATGACAGAAAACACTTGATCGCGCGGCAACGTCACCGCATCTTTAGCGCGTCGCAAGATGCGGTAACTCAACACGCCGCTATCGCTTCGAACCGGCTCCACATTTTGCGAATCTAGCGGAACTAGCGCAACCACATCGCCCGCTACACGGATTATGCGCGAGTAATGCGCGTTACGCGTTGCTAGATCAAAAGCCACTCGTTGCAAAAACGCCTGCGCGTTTAACTCTTCGTTAGCTGCCAAACTAAACCGCTCGAAACTTTCGGGCCGTGCTATTCCGCTCGGTGCCGCGACACGGGTATTGCGGTGTCGAAACTCAGGTTTTAATGAGGACAGCGTGTTAGTGATAACCCGAACGCATGCGAAAAACGCTGACGTACTCATAGCGTCCATCAGCAAAGTTTTGGGTAGCCGTGTTGTGTCCGGCTCTCCGCGATCTTGCGGGGTTACAGAGTTACTAGTGAAGTATTTCCTAAGCCAGTCGAACATTGCCACCGTCGTTTCCTCTGTTCAGTGATCGGCGAACCGCCGCCTGCACGTCCGCACGTTTTTTCGCGTTCGCTTCGCGCTCTTCGCGATCCGAGATAAGCTGCCCTTTCGCCATTATTAGCGCGATTGCGCCGTCTATTTTGCCGCCCTTAGATTTGGACTTAGTCGGATGCACAAGCGCACCCAGCTGCTTAACGTGCAAGCTCTTCAACATCTGCTTAATGCTAAAGCCCGACACGTGCAGCTTGCCGGATTCGACCTGCTCTTTCACCTCCATCGTCGGATTGCTTAGAAACCTAGCAACCTGCTTGTACTCTACGGGCTCAAGGCCCGCACGTATCAGCGAAGGCACAAGGCCGCGCATCTGATAAGGGTCGAACAGCACGGTTTTTGTCCGCGCTGCTTTTGCTAGTTCGATGACTTTGTTAGCTACCGTATCGTAGGGGATGCTAACCTCATTCAGCACGTGGAAATTCGGATCAGTCGCGAACATAGACCAATCATCCGACTTTTGCTTAGCTAGCATATCTTCCGTCACGTAGCTGTGCACGTGCGCATGTGTGCCGTTAGCATCCTCACAAACCACGGCGATTGACGTGGGGTCAAAAGTGCTTGCGTAGTCGATTGCTATAACCGCGTTTGTGAATAGCTCCACGTCTTTAGGCGCGGGCAGTTCGTCAACTTTGAACGGGTTCAAGAACGCGTTTACATTCGCAGACCACACGTTAAAATTTTTTGTGCGAACGTTGTACCCAATCTGCAAATCGCTGCCCGCTTTTACTACCTGCTCGCGTAGGTACTCCAGCGACTGCGTGACGCCAATACCGGGGTTGGCTTTTACAAACAGCGTTTCGTCATCCATCTCGCTTGGATCTTCAAGCTGATAGACAAACGGTAGGAACGTATCGTCTATGATATCTCCGTTAGACACCGCCACCGCTTTTTCGTACAGCCTTTTGCCAATCGATCCAGGACGATCTTCGCCCGCCGTCGTGGTCATGTAGATGATAGGCCGCGTACGCGATCCAGTTCCAGATTGCAGCACGTCATAGATAGCGGAGGAATGATGCGCGTGCACTTCATCAATAATAGCGCAGTGTACGTTCAAGCCGTCCGCCGTCTGCCCTTTACCTGTTAGGTAGCTAAACTTCCCTAACGTATCATCTATCACCATATCGCGCCCGCGTAGGCGTACCGACGCGGTTATGTGCCCATGCTCAATGTGCGCTATATGGCACTTGTTACGCCACTCGGTTTCGCCAAAACTGTTCTTAGCCATTCCCGACATGATGTCAAAAATAAGCTTCGCTTGAGCTTCTGTAGTTGCTGCTGCGTAAACCCCTGCCCCTGTTTCCCCGTCAAGCGCTAAACAATACAGCGCTACGATTGCAGCGCATGTAGATTTGGCATTCTTGCGCGCTTCAAAAACAAAAACCTCTTTGTATCTGCGATGCCCGCTTTTTCGGTACCAGCCGAACAGCAGGCAAAAACGAAACACTTGGAAAGGTTCGAGTTTGACAGTTTCCTTTCGATTCGCCCACTCGCCGGACACATGCCTGCAACGCTCCGCAAAGCTGCAAAAATGATCCGCGCGCTCCGGCCAATACACACAATCATCAGGCGCTTGCTCAAGATCGCGGAGCGCCCGCGTGCACATGTTGCGGAGCGCCCGCGTTGCAGGGATAGCCCCGCTGATAATGTCGCGCGCGTACTGTCTCGCAATATCCGTGTAGCTTAGATCGGAAGCCGCCATATACTCGCCATATTGCCTTTCACTAAGTCGTGTACGTTGTCAGTGTTGCTAAATATCCACACGTTGCCGTGTCGCACAAATGCCCGACCGCAGCGCGGCAGCGTGTGCCTATCCTTAGGCCGCTTGCTGCGCGCGCTGATTACTAGCACATCACCATCTTTGTACGGGTCTAGTAAGCCGACTAACTTAAATCCAACTTGTTGCAAGTGCCGAGCCCACGGAGTTCGCATGTTTTTACTACGTGCTCCAAACTCACATAACACGCGGTCAAGCGGCAATCCAAGGCCGCGTGCTGACGTGTCGCACGGCGCGGTGTGTGCAGCTAGCACGCTGCGAACAAACGCGGCTCGCGTCGCGTACATCGTTAGCTACCTAACGCCGCCACGTAGCGCCTTGAGCGCGTTGATTAACGCCTTAACCGCGTCGATAGCAGTCTTTAGCGCTAGTATGACGTTCGTAGCGTTGGTACCGCCAAGCTTGGGGTTAATGTTGAAAGCTGCGTATGCTTGTTCAGTAACGTATTTCTTTTTGCTATCGCCGTCAGGAAAGCGCGTCGATTCCGTAAATTTTCCGGTTAACGAACCTTCGTCCAGCGGCACGCGCGCGATGACGCCCACGTTGTGTTTTTGGCAAGCCGCAAACAATTTCTGCGCGGGCGACTGGTCAAAAATATTGTAGACTACCTGCACCGTGTC